ATTTGCAAAATGGTAGATATTGGTGTATAATTACTAATTAACCTATACGCGCCATATTTCTAGGCCATCATCATGGCGTATAGAAACTAATTTATTTTAAGTAAAAGAGGAGACCATGGCCAAAGAACTGTGTCCAGTGGGTACAATGTATCCAGATATTAATTTGAGCAACCACTTGGCAGCGGTTCAGTACGCCAACTATGGACCTGCTGAAAGTCGTGACAGTAATCCCGAGTTTTGGGAACTCAAGCAAGAAGTTTGGGGTGTCAGTGAAGGCCAAGCCCGTATGAGGGTATGCGCCAGCTGTCATCATCACGATCGCAAACCAGAGACCTTGGACTGCATCATCGAGGGTCCGGTGGGTGAGTGGAGTGAAAGCCAGCTTCCAGTTACCCCCAGGTTTACAGACGTTGACGGTATGCCGGTCTGGTACTGCAATCGTTGGAATATGACAGTCTCACCAATCAGAGTATGTGATCAGTGGGAAACAGAAGAAGAGCATGGGGACGACATGGCTGAGGAAGAACCTGAAAAAGGTTACTTTGAAAAGGCAGCAGCAACCTACAAGCCCACAACAGGCATGGCCTCAGCAGCTCGCCGTGCCTTAAAGTGGAAAAAAGAAGGCCACTCGGGCGGAACTCGTGTAGGCCTGGCCAGAGCAAATCAACTTGTGAACCGTGAAAACCTGACTGCTAGTACAGTAATGAGAATGCACTCATTCTTTAGCCGTCATGAAGTAGACAAAAAGGCAACAGGATTCAACAGTGGAGAAGAAGGTTTTCCAAGCGCCGGCAGAGTAGCTTGGGACTTGTGGGGTGGAGATGGTGGTCAAACTTGGGCTAAAGCTAAGAGGGATCAAATAGTAACAGCTAGAAATAGCGATTAAATATAGTTTAATTATTAATGAGGTAGCCGAGTATGGATATCGTAGAATTGGCCAAAACTTTAAAAGACAACTGGGGGCTTTTAGTCACAGTATTTGCATTAGGCAGTGCATGGTATCAGGGCAAGGTGTGGTTTAATAAGTTTAATGACACCTTGGACTCTACCTCTAAACAAATAGCTGAACTAAAGAAATCACTACAAGAACTAACAGAAAAAGTAGAAGCCTTACACACAAATGTTGGAGACGCACAAGAAGACGTTAAAAAGATTCTTTCTGTTCAACACTTCCAAGAAGTAAAGCTGGCAATTTTGGCTGGCAAAAAAGAGCAATAAAAAAGCCCCTCAACTTTTAGGTTGAGGGGCTTTTTCTTTATTCAGCAGGCTGTTTTGGCATCTGTTCTTGTGCTTGGGTCTGCAACTTCTGCGTCAGTGGATTGGCCACTTTTGCAGGAAGTTCCTGAATCCCTGCTAGGATCATATTAGCTTCTTGTTCTGTTACTGTAAATGTAAAGTTCATGTTTTCCTCTTGTTAAGGTTATTTTAGTTTCCAGCCTTTATGGCTGTTATATTTTGGTCGCTTCTTTAATACTTTAGCCAATGAACTGCTATCTAGTCCATGTTCCTTGGCAAAAGCTGCAATATTGGTAATATTATACTCTTGCCCAGTTGGGGAAAGTATTGTAGGGTAGACTATACCTCTATCTATTGCTGTATTTTTACCAGTTGATCTTTTACCTTTCAAACTCCTCAGTTGTGAGTATTCCAAAGGATATTTTTGTTCTAACCAGTTGTGAGCCTCTTGATTTGCAATATGCCGTATAGTACTTTCACTTACACCTGTAAGTGATTCTATTTGCTTGTAGGTATTATTAATATTTAGTAATAAAAATAATACTTCTATTATTTCTTTATTTGAATACTTAGAACTAGGATTAAGTTCTCCATTGCCGTGAATACTCGGTTGTTCAGCTATATTAAATCCATTGGATATTGAATTGTAGATTTTAAAAGCCTCATATTCGGTTGAATTTAATTCCTCTTTGGTTAGATCTGCAAGCACTATTTCTAAGTCTGGTAATCCATATTTTTTATATGCTTCCTGCATTTTGCAGTTATGTTCACCTCTTTTAAGTCTTTGCAAATGCTTTTTATACCTGTATTCAATATTTTCAGATTGGCCTACATATACCTTGTTGGTATCTTTAAATTTTAATATGTATATACCACATGTCATAAATACTTGTCCCCCTCAAATTATCCATCAATTATAGCATGGATGCTTTGTAGAGACAAGTACAAATTTATTTTGCTTTATAGTATTTCGCAAGCTCCGCCACTACAGGCTAATTCACTTGCAAGATCTACTGCTCTCCCATTATTCTCAAAAACCTGACTAATATCAATATTTTTCAGGAAAGGCAGCAGTTTTTCATACTGTTCTTTGGTAATATCTTCAAAAGGCAGTTGCGGATACGCTTCTGCGCCGAAGTACGGAAGTACTGATATACCGTTGTAGTACTCTCTATTTTTCCACATCCACTCTGTTAGCGGTACCCACTCGTTGTCTTTAACAGAAATAGTACAAGATACGTTATGCTTGTTATCTCCGTCAGTATGTCCCGTAGCTACCCAGCTTTGGCTCACATGTTTTACTCGTTCAAGTAGGTCAAACATTGATTCGGTACGTACTTTAGCATTTTCTGGAGCTTTTTGGGGGAAGCTTAGTACAACCTGCTTGTCATTCATTACATCTTGCTCTACAAGCTCAGGTGCAGCAATACTCATATACTTAGCTAAAGCCTCATCTTTGCCGGCTCTCATACGACGTATGTAGTATGGAGCATGCCAAGCATGAATACCGCTACTAGTTCCTAATACTAAGCTAGTAGTACCTGCTGGTTTGACAGTGGTTATACGAGCAGCTGGATTAATACCAATATCTCTGGCAGTTTCTCTATTTTGCTCAACAGCCTCTTCTGAAGCCCAAGTACTGTCCAATTGTTCAATAGTTCCGCTGGCAATTCCAGTCATAGACACACCTAATAGGGCATCTTTTTCACAAGCAATTTTCCATTTTGGATTTAGGTAATGAAAATCTGTATATCCTGCTTGCAACGTACCAATAAAACTAGCTGCACGACTTACTTTATTAAAGTCTTTTTGAGAATTAATAGCACCCGCATTAATTTCTGTTAAATTACACATCTGGTACGGACGCAGAGCAATTTCGCAGCATGGGTTTGTTCCCCAGTCTTTATTGTTAGTCCAATAAACCCCAGGTTCTCCGCATCCACTCTGTTCTACTCTTTTCATCAAGAGCTTAAATTCTTGTTCTGTTACTTCGCCTCGTGGTAGTACAGCAGAATTATTTGCTCGTGCTCTGGCAGGATAATTTTTCCACCATTCTCCGGATTTGCAAGTTAACATTTCTTCATCAAATCTGTCAAATAGACAAATCATTGCAGCTCTACGAATACCTCCTGCTAATACAGCGTCAGCAATAATACATGCTAAATCGTGTACTTCTACAGGTTTTAATTTACGTCCAACGGCATTCCTAAAAATAGGAATCATATTTTCAATACAGGTTCTGAGAGGATCTGGTCCTGGAGCTTGACCTCCGGTTGTAATTAAATCAGCACCTTTTTCGCGAATGTCTCTGTAGTCAAACACAGGCAAAGTACCTGCATTAAAAAACGCTTTACATACTACTTTTACTGCGTCACTCCAGCCTACAATACTATCTTGAATTTGATACTTGTATTCATTATCGCTTTCAGGAGCTTTAATTTTTGGTAACTTGTTTATGTGTCGACTTTGTACAGAATACCCAACACCTGTCCCACCTAAAAGTAGAAACATAAGTTCACTAAAAAACTTTGTAGATTCTGCAGGCATATACGCGCAGTTGAAAATTCTGTTTTCTGCCATTAGAATAGGTTTGCCGCCAAACTGCAGTGATCTCATAGATGGCAATACCTTTTTGGTATAAACAAATTCCTTATAAATTTCATCGATCTTGCTACTCATATGCGGATACTTAGTTTTGTGCATATTCATATTGCGAGTAACAATTTCACTCCAATTTTCGCGCCTATTTAAGTTGTGATCAAATCGAGCGTATTTGTTAAATACTGTAATATCTGCCAATGCTTGTTTGTCGTCCATATTATGCCTTTCCAGTACTGCCGAATCCGCCAGTACCGCGTTGTGTATCATTCCATTGTTCGTCTGACCAATTGCCTACTTCTAGTTCAGGAAGTAGAATTGGAACTACTACCAGCTGAACAATTCGTTCACCTGCTGGTAGTTCTGTTTCGCTAAGATTTCCTGGGACCCCGTTAAACATGAGTGAAGCCAGTATTTCGCCACGATAATCACTGTCAATTACACCAACCGAATTGGTCATTGTAATGCCCTGTTTGCTCAGTGAGCTACGTGGAAACAGCAAGCCCACGTGATTTACAGGAATTTTTACGCTTACACCAGTCGGTACCAGTGTTCTTTTGCCCATTTGCATGGTGATCGTTTGTTTGCATCGCAGGTCCAATCCAGCATCAGTAGGATTGCTGCGAGTAGGCATACATGCAGGATGTTCTAGTTTAATTTGCATAATTTAGAAGTGTGGTGTTGATAGTTTTACAGTTTTGTGGCCCCAGTGCTTCGTCGCAGAACTCCAGCAAATCCATTAGTTGATAGTTTAACATGAGTGCATCAGCTCCAAAAGCATTCAAATTTTGAATATACTTGTATTTGCTGGAGATAGGCATGTTGGCAATAATGTCATAAGTACTACCGTAGGCGTCTACCAATGACTGAGCCTTTTTAGGACCTACTCCCGGAACGCCACGAATATTGTCGCCAGCGTCCCCAGTAAGACATTTAATACTAATATGATGTTCAGGACTGTAGTCATAGTGCTCACTCCAATTTTCCCAAGTAATTTCCTTGCGTGTAACGTAACTGAATCGCATTACGTCCTCACTTACTAACAGATCCCAATCACGGTCTGAAGATATTAAGACAACTCTATCAAAACCTAACTTTTTACGATTCTTAACTATGTAGGCAGCAATATCGTCGGCCTCACACTTCTCAAAACGGAACAGTGGGTGCTTTGAGTTGGTCTTGTAGTAATCCATTACACGATTGAATTCTGTAAAGAACCGTTCAAATGCCAGTTGCTCTTCTGGAGTTTGTTGGTCAAACTTGTCTTTGCGGTTCTGTTTGTAGTCAGGATAGATACCTTTACGGTAGCTACTACTGCCACTGTCACAAGTTAAAATAATCCTACCTGCTTTATAGCTTTTACGTAGGCTGTCTACTGTTCTCACATAACTGTCGAGAAAGTCGGTGTCACCGCTGTGTTTCCACCGAAAACCCAAGTTTAGGCAATCCACAATGATGGCAGTGTTGGGTTCTAGTTCTTGCACTTTGTTAAATTCAATACTCATGGTTATATCTTAGTTAATTTACTATTATACAATATTGAATACTGAAATTCAACATACAAATTGCGGATGTTCCAGTTTGATCCACTCTTCTAACGCTGCCACATAGAACTCAAAACCGTTGCGGCTTACATACATAAATGGCAGGTGTGAATTAGGCATTAGTTCAAAAGCACAAAACATTTTGCTGCGATCAAACTTGAAGATCAACAATGGTTCTCGGTTGACTTGATCTGCTTGACGTTTGCACTGTTCCCACCAGTGAAATAGCTGTGGAACTTTGTCTGTTAAGATCTTGCTGGTAATGTGGTCGTCTTGATAGTGCTTTACTTCTATGCAAAATACGTTGCCAACACCTGGAAGGTAGAGGTCGCCTTTCATCAAGTGTTTGGCATCCAGTGCACCACTACCAGGAGTGCGCTGCCAATCTAAACCGGTAAGATCCTTTAAGGTCTTTTTTACAGCAGTTTCTGCTCTGCTACCTTTGTCTCTACTATCAACCATTATCTATCCTAGAAATGTTGTTTTGTTTTACCACTGTGATCTTTTCTAGGAGAGGATGAGTAAAGCCGTGTGATATAACAAATGTGTTTAGGTACTCTTCTCGCAACAACACTTCTACCAACTTTTCCTTGCCTTCAAGATCCAAGTTCTCGATGGTTTCGTCCAAGATGAGCAGATTTATGCGTGTATTGCTCAAACTCTGCATCAGCTTACGAATACCCAGTAGTGCTGCTGCATTAACTCTGGCCCTTTCGCCGCCGCTCAGTGCCAAGATTTCAATGTCTTTGCCGTGGTCTGTGATAACTACGTTCAATTTATCACTGCCTGCAATTCTAAATCCTAGCTGAAAACGGCCGCCACTTAGTTCACCCAAGTATTCATTAGTGGTAGACTCCAAGTCCTTCACTAAGCATTCAATTTTGTAAGCCACCAAACCCGTAGGGCTAAATGTCTTCACCAATACTTGCAGTGTAGATAGTCTGGCACTAGCTTCTTCTAGTTCGTTTCTGTGTACGACTAGACTGTCTTCCATCTCTTCTAACTGACCTAAAATAACTTCAACTTTTGCATTGTGAGCAATTGCTTTACTGTTATTGTCAGCGATCTTTTTGATGGTATCCTTTACTTGCTGTATAGAGAGTTCTGTAGACTTAATAGTTTGTTCCAGAGTCTTTTTATCCAGTATTTCACTAGCAATACTGGGATCATACAGAGCATGGTATTCTTCGTAGAGCTCTTTGGTTTCGTTGAGCTTTTCCCACTCTTTGACCTCGACTTCTAAATTTCGGATCAGGGCTTCGAGTTCTTGAACTCTGACACTAGCATAGCTCTTGGAAGACCTTTGCTCTTCTAATAGACTATCAATCTTGTGCTTGTCAATGTCCTGTAGGCACGTAGGACATACACTACCCAGCTTACCCATCTTGGAAATAAAGCCGTCACAATCTTTGACAGTTTTAGCCAATTCAATTTTTTCGCGAGTATACTCGGGTATTTGACTACCGGGTTTTGCGCCGACAGGTTTAACTACCAGACCTTCCAACAGCTCTTTGTACTTGTTGTTTTGTACAATAGTTTTATTTTTTGACTCTATATCTCGCAAACTGTCCCTGACTTCTTGACAGGTTTCTTCCAGTTCTTTTGGCTGATCTGGTACTGGTTGTACCTCTTGTTTGGTCAAGTCAGCAGCTCGGTATTTCTTTAGCCAGTCGTCACAACTTGCTATTTTTGCATTTGCAGTAGTAACAGCATTGTCAACACCCTTAGCCAAGTCCTTGAATACGTCCCCCAACTCTACATACTTTGTCAAGTTGAGTAAGTCAATCAAAAACTTTTTACGGTTGCCATCGGTTGCTGTTAAAAATTCTAAGCTAGCGCTGCTACTTTGATAAACAATCTGACAAAATGTCTTGTGATCGTACCCGACGAGTTCTTCAACAGTCTTGTAGGTAGCAGTAGAGGTATGGCTACTAATGTCTTCGCCGTCACACGTCAATTTAACAGTTTGTGTGGTACCACGTACTGTTTTGACAACATAATTACTGCCAGCTTTGTCAAATTCCAGTTCTATAGAGTAGTTCTTGGCTTTTACATTACGATTTAGAATGTCTGCCTTTTTAATACCCTTAGAATTTTTGTTGTATAGTACTTCTTCTAAGATAAGTGCTATACTACTCTTTCCGTGTCCGTTTTTGCCTACAATTTGCGTTAGTGGAGAACTGGAAAAATCTAGTTCGTTATTTTCACCATAACTAAAGAGATTGCTCCACTTCATCTTTTTCAGGATGATCATTGACACCCCAAGAACTGTTTTAGTTGAGGCAGCCCACCAACATAGTAATCACCAACAAAGATTTGAGGCACACTGCGGGCATCTGGTACCAGTTCTAATAGGTCTTGTTTAGTCCAAGTACTATCGCCGCCAATCTTGCGTACTTCTACTGTATAGCCTTCTCTTTTTAGTAGAGATATGGCAATATTACAACCCATACAATTTTCTTGACTAAATACGACGGCATTAGTTGAGTTTATGTTCATTGTCTCTTAGTTCCTTTAATGCTTTTTCTATTGCGTCTTCATTTAAGTTTAATACATAACGCAAGTATTCACCAACTTCTTCACTCAGCGTTAGTTCTGGGGCCAGGATGAGCGCTGTGTCGGTTTCTCGACGAACAATCTTTTTGTCGATCAATTCGTTATCTTCTACACCACTCAATTCGCTCATGTCGCCCTCAACTTCATACACTGTGTGGTGGTAGTCTGTGGCAGTCATTGGCTCGCCTGCTTTGACAGTCTTACGTATCAATTGTGGTACTTCTATCTTCTTCCAAACATGACTGAGAGTATCAATATCCACAATAATAACGCCGGTGTCGACAAGACCACGGTGAAAGCTAGTGGTAACGGGACTACCAGGGTAAAGAATATTACGCTGGCAATTGTCGTAACTGTGAAGGTCACCGGCGAGAACCATGTCCCACTGGTCAAAGATTTCCAAATCAACTTCGGGTTTAACATGTGGTGGAATCTCTCCTCTAACGTGAGTGCACAGTATACGATTTTTACGTACAAAGCTGGCAGGATCTTTTTCAAAGTCTTTTAGCCGGTTGTAGGGTATAATGTCTACAAATTGGTCACTGTAGTAGTCATCAACAACGACCACACTTTCATTGATCTTGTTAGTAACTGTTTTAAGACTGGTCAAAAAAGTAGTATTACGCTTGACTGCTTCGTGATTGCCACTGTAAATATAGGTAGGAATACGGCAGCTGGCCACAAAATCAAAGTAGATTTCTAGCTCTTCCATGTTGGGTAGCTTGTCAAATACATCACCACCAACAATCATTAAATCACATTCTTTTTGCAGTTCCCACATCTGGTCCATCATGAGTTCGTATCGATTACGAGCCCAGTCTGTTGGAACGTTTTTCTGACCTAGTTTAATGTGCAAATCCGCAGTAAATAGTATTTTCATAGTTCCTCAGTGAGAAAAGCCCCTAAGAGGTTTATATCTTAGGGGCTTTTTGTTAACCTAGTTCTTTAATAGATTCTGGATCTACACTCTCGTCTTCAGCAGCACCGGCCACTAGCTTTTCTAGCGCAGCCTTTACTTCGTCTGGTGTGGGACGAGGAAACTTTGAGTCAATGTCTTCTGCTTTATCTGCCAAGGCCCTTTCATCTGCTGTCAATGCGCGACGCTTGCACTTCAATACTGACAGATTGTACTCTACATTAAATGGCAGAGGTCCGGTCTTGCTACGCTTGAATACAACATCCCAACCATCATCGTAGTGGGTTGGGTCGCCCAGGTCTTCGGCCGCACTAAGAATCTGCTCAAACAGCTTCTTCTTCAGGTTAAGAGCCTTGACCTTGCCGTCCTTGGGATCGATACAGTTGATTGAGTAAGCCCAGCTGCACTTCTTGTCAGAGAAATAAGCAGGAACATGGTCCACTTCTGAGTTTGTAAACTTCTCTTTTTCACGATCAAAAGCGAGACACTCGATTGGAATGTCCTTGTTGTTGGTGCCCTTCAGCCAGTACACATATCGTGGCAACACACCACCGATTAGACGGACACTATTCTCGCCCTCCTTGTACTCATAAGCCTCAACGGACTTCTTAACTGCCTTGCCTTTGGTTTCGCCAAACTTTAGAGCCATTGTAAATTTCCTCGTATTTAAATTTGATTAGATTGGTTTCAATAATTAATAATGGATTTCTTTTCAATTTCTCCAAGAGGAGATCAGGAAAGAACGATCTGTCTAGTGTTATTACGCTATGTGTTTTATAGAGGAACCAGTCACGCCTTCCTGCCAGTCTTATGTATTGTGTTCTGTAACCAGGGTCTATGTTTTCTAGGTTCAATACAGGATCAGGATTCAGTATGTAACTGGTACCTTTAAGCGATGATTTACTAGGTTTATATTTAGATGTAGATTTAGAGGGGATGCTGCCACGGTGATGATAGTTAAGCAGTGCTAGGAATTTATCTGGGTCACCTGCAGCTTCCCGCTCTAAAATCTCCAAATTAAAAAATAAAGCCATTATTTGCCTTAAGAACAACTATTATAGCATTTCTACTTTGTGTGTGCAAGTCAAAATTTATTTTGCCTTACAGCTTCTCTACTGCCCAGCCCTTGTCCATATAGAAACCAAGTCTGAGTGCTGCCTGACGGCGTTCTGGTCCACTGGCAAATGCTATATCTAATACCACTGGATCGGGTTTGTCTGGGTGTAGTCTCATGATTCGTCCAATTATTTGTTCTAAGCTAATTGGATTTGAGGTAGGCACGGCCAGGATAACGCAACTAAGTCTGTTGACAGAGATTCCTTCGGAAAAGATCTGGCGGGAACCAGCAACGCACACCTTTTTGCCACACTCAAGCTCTTCGATGATGTCCTTACGTTGTTCGTATGTTGTGGACCCTGTAACAAGCGCGCAATTTTCTCCAACTTTGTCCTTTACTTTCTCTAAAAACTCGGTTCGGTCTGCTACTACTAACACACTATGCCCGTGACTGATCTGTATTTTAGCCATCGACGCAATAAAGGTCTGATAGTCCTCGTCGTATAGTAGGTGGTTGATCTTTTCTACCCAAGTGCCATCGTTTTTTAGGTGAAGACCTGTGTTGACAATCTTTACGACCGGATTTAAGGTATGAGCCTGTGGTGGTCTATAAATCTTATCGCCAAAGTAGTCACGAAACACTATATGCTTGCCATCAGTACGCTCCATTGTACCACTCAGTGCAATACGATAACGACTGTACATGCCATCTATCAAACTGCTGAAAGTATCGGCCGGCACATGGTGTGCTTCGTCTAAGATGATTGTACCAAACTCTTTGCTCAATACAGCCATGTGCTTGGTAACAGTTTGAATATTGCCAATTACCACAAAGTGGTCTTCAATATCAAACTCACCACTGCCAATCACACCAGGTGTTAGACCGTATAAGCTTTCTACTTCGCCTACCCACTGGTCACGCAAGAAAGTGTTGTGTGTGATA